ATCCGTAGTTGAAGTTATGGTAGCCGGAGTGCTAAGTGTGGTGTCGCCATCACTAAACTGCATCGTCAAATCGCCGCCCAGTGCATTAGTGACGGTAATAGTAACCACTGTGCAATTTGACGTAACGAGAGCGTTGATTGGTTCGTTAAATGAACCATTATATAAGTCTCTGAGTCCGAACTTTGCATCTGATTCCGTCTCGGTGTAATACCGTCCGTCGTGGTTGGCGTTGGAAGACGAAGGCATATCATCTAAGTCTGTATGATTAACCGCAAAGGTGTCGCCAATCTCATCCCACAGACTCTCTGTAATATGTCTGGAAGGAATCTCGTAATCTGCGGGCATACCATATTTATAGTCGTATAGATAGTAGACACGCATCGTATCATACGATGCGTGAGGTGCAACGGAAAGCACGATAGTAGTGGCAGTAGTATTTGTAGTGACTATTCGACTGCCGAAGACCTTGACTGCTGTGGTATATGCTTTTCTCGCAGGGTCAGCAGCAGTGACTATAACCGCAGTACCCGCAATAACATTGTCACCGTCAAACAGCCCATAGGTGCCGTTTTCGTTAGCTGTGAGCGTGAGCGGACCTGCGCCTACTGCGGCGGTAAAGTCCTGCCACCCCCAGCCCCTAAACGCACCGAGGAGGTGTCTCTTGTTGAAGTCATATCTCGACCGTTTCCACATTATTCAGTGAACTCCTGTGTAGTGCCTGTGCTGTTGTCGTCCAAAGGTATATCATCCTTAGAGTTTATGGTGAGTTTGTTACCTAACCCTATCCCATATCTCATAACAACTGCACCTGCTATAAAACCTATTAACATGCTAATCGGTACACATATCGTCAATATATTCATCATCTTCTAATCCCATGTCAACTACTCCAACCTTAGCTAAAGATTGAATATCATCTACTGGTTCGTCCGGTCCGCCTGTAAAGGCATACGAATACGCTGTTATCCCCTTCGGGCACCTCAAGTGTACCTGGAAGGCTATCATGGCTGCAAACAATAAATCGTCATGCTTGCCCGCCATGTGTATCGGTTTACCGCTCTTATCGTAACAAAACGACATCATCTCGTTTATTATTTCATCAAAACCTACTATGAAACTCTTTTCTCTGAGTGCGGCACGGAAGTCGTCTACCAACCATTTCCTTGTCACCATGTCCGTGCGCCAGCCAAGGTTCTCCGAATCCTGAATCGTCAACTGCTGGTCGTGAACCTGTCTGTTATAAATATTAGCGTAACCCTTTTCTTTGAATATATTGAGCAGGGTCATACTATTAGGTATTTCAGGTGCTATGAAGGCATCATTATAGAGTTTCGCTGCGTAATACGCTTGCCAAGCAAGGTCAACTTGGTCGCCCCTACCTTGATAGATAGCCACATACTCACCTGCGTTGCGGTCGAATATCGCTATCCCGTCAGCGTCGAGATTACTCTTGGGGTCGTTCACATCCGAAAGCCTTGCTTCCATAGTATCTATACCCATAGCGTATTCGTGGTTATCGCAGGGCATCTGACGTATCTTCCAGCAGTTGAATGTCCTCTGTACGTCCTCGATATTGTCTTGAGTTAAAATACATCTTCTCGGTTCGCGGACGAACTGTTTCTGGTGGTTTATCATCGACTGCAAGAATACCGGATTACCTGAAGTCTGGAATGCCTCCATCGCTGTAGCGGGATATTCCTGTCTGAACAATGCCTCATCGCCACCTAACTCCTGAATCTTTAGTCTTCGCCAGTACACCTGTGCGTTTGTAAGATCGCATTCTTTCTGGACTATTCTTTCGTCCTCATCAGCAACGAATCCTTCTGGTGGTTCTGTAGTATATTCAAGAAACTTGTGCCACGGAAAGAATATCGGCAGGTACCCTTCAAGGCTATCACCGCTTTTCTGTCTGTCAACCGCTTGCCAGTACATATCATAGAAAGCACCACCGACACCGTTAGCAGTAGTTTCTAATATCACTATGGTATCGGGGTTCTTAGGTACCATCTGTAAGACAGCAGCAAGACCCTCTTTAGCTTTCGGCCAGAACGCTACTTCCGAACCGTGAAAGAAATGTATGGTACCACCACGGCCAAGTACGTCCTTGCCTGCTGTTTGCGTTAGGAACTTGGAACCGTGGGGTGCGCGGTACCGTATCTCTTTTCTATTACTTGCCTTTGTAGGTCGTCTACATTCTACAGGAAGATGAGACTGGAACGTGCGGGTCATATTAAATACCATATCCGTACTCTCGGTATCAGCCGATACACAGAGCGCAGTCCAGTTAGAACGGGAGTTTATTTCATAGAACGCTTCCGCTTCTGACCACGTTGACCACCCGACCTGACGAGGTTTCAAGAGTAGTATACGGACAGGGAACCCAGCGGCTCGTTGTTTCTGAATGATACCCGCCAACATCAACTGCCCATCGTTAGGGCATAACGATACCAACTCACCGTTCTTATTGATGATTTTAAGATTCTCGTCTATCCAGTTTATACTGGAGGTATTCATTTCAGTGCCTTGTATTTTTTCTTCTTTTCTTCTTCTCTGGTCGAACCTGTCATTAAGCCAAGGCTCTTAGATATTGCATCGAAACCATCAATCTCGCCTGCAAGAAACGCAAGGGCGTTCTGCACTTGTATCGGCTGGGCACTTCGTAGTTCATACAAGAGATACGAGGGAACTTGTCCGTACTCAACAGGACCACCACCGCCAATAGAAAACTTCGTTAAACTGCCTTTTAATTTGCCGCCTTTGGGGTCGCCTTTCTTGTACTTGCCTTTTCGAGTAGTTTTATACTCGCCTTTATCGTCCATTCCAATTAGTTCACTGAACGAAGTAAACTCTCGCCCTCGCCAATCTTCTCCGGTTGGCAGGTCAGAAAGAATCATCCGTGCAAATACACTTGATTTGTGTTTGGCCGACCTGATTGGATGGACGATAAATTTAATAGGGTCTTTGAAATGGCCAAGGATAGAGAAGTATTTCCTCTTGCCTGTACCACCCATAGCCTTATAGAGCGGGGTTATGTCAACGTCCAACCATCTTAACCATCCGGCGTCCCACGCCTTTTTATATCTCTCCACGAAATCGTCGTCGTCAAATGCGGCCATCAGGTAATTGAATACAACAGTTGCTCCGCCTAACTTCAGTGCTATCCTGCCCCAGAACGCACGGTACATAGCACCCTCGTTGCCGCCCTTAAAAGCTCGCACCATTGTTTGTATATTGGATTCTGTCCAGTCAGGGGCAAGGGCGATCAACCTGAATATGTGCTGTGCTGTCTGGTTGCGTTCCATCCTCATTAAGTTCATTCCACCGAAGTCGGCGTTTATAAACCCAGCCACATCCTTGGCAATGTCGTGTTGGGTTTTTTCACCACTTTCTAATTTGGCATTATTCTTTTTGAGTTGGTGCCTGTACTCCAGCAGAGCAGCTTGCACTTTAAGCTGAGGCCCTAACTTCTTGAACAGGAAGTCTGTCTGTTGCTCACGAAGTTTCTGTATTGCTTTTGCACCTTTCTCTCCCGCCTTAAACTTTCTTGCCACCCTGCTCCATACTGTATTCTCTCTTTGGAGCATGGATTCGTCCCAGTCCTGCACTTTACCAATCGTTAGTCCACCCCTGACAAGCTGTTGCACTTCAGGTAGATAGTTCCTTATAGCTTCGCCACCGGCTTTGTATGCTTTGGTTGGTCCGATATTCTTTATCCCTGTCTTTGCCCCGCCAACGTAAGACCGTAAATATGCTTGATGATGGAAGAATGATGTCATTAAGATATTCTGTTTGATTATCGAGTTCCATTTAGTGAGCCACGCCACGCCGGGCACATTGTATAGCGACGAACTGGACAGGACCGTATTCAGCTTCTTTGCTAACGTCGGTTCGGCGTACATACCCACTCTTTCCATAAGAGTGCCATTGTCGGCCACAAAGAAATTCTGGCCGTAGGCTTCGCCCTTTGTTGCCTTACCTGCGTACTTCCAAGACGTGAAGTTAGGATGTTCTACTCTGCGCCAGTCTTTGTGTTGTTTCGGACTGATTAAACCCCAATCTTTACCAAGTTTCATTACCTGTTTGTCAACTATCGCCTGAGTTACTTGCTTATGTGCTACGTTCTGGGCGTTAGTTGCACCTGTAACTTGTAGGGTTTTGCCTATCGACCAACCGTGGAGTATACCCTCTAAAGTTCTTGCCTTGGCGCGTGGGGTAGTAGTGCCGAACTTCTTAAAGAGTCCCCGTTTCTGTGGTTCTTTCATCCATAACCGTGCAGAGTAATTGTCCTTGGCGTTATGTATAACTTCTTGGTCAACCGCCATCTGGCCGAATGTTTTGTTTTCCGCTATTATCTGGTCGGCAAGAGCTTTAACGTCAGCAGGTAGATTTTGGGCTTGGTCAACTATTTTCTTCTGTGTCGCACTAAGTTTATCATAATACTGCATCTGGTCGGGGTTGTTCTGGAGGTCAATGTAAACCTGCATTGCCGCGTCCCATCCTTTAGCGACGACACCGTATTTCTTTGTACCTGAAAGTTGTTTGAGATTGGCTTGGTGGTTTCGGGTAGATATGTCCGTAGCCGTTTCTTTGTCATTACGCTCCGCATAGAACGTGTCTAATAAAGCAGAGGTATCCTTAGAATCTGACACCAGCCTTATCGGTGCCATCTTAGCTTTCAGGGGCATATTCTTTTGTACTGACGGCTCTACGGTAGGCGTTACTTCTTCGCCAACAGGCGTAGTCTGTGCTACCTTATGCGATTGCTGTGCCGCTATTGGTTCTGGTACGAGCTGCGGTGGCTCTGCTGTAGGGGTGGGTTGGGCTAAATCACGAGCTATTCTGTGGTCAATCACCCCCAATACCGAACTGAATTCTTCTGCTTCCGCCGGAGTAAGGCTTGCCTTAAATTCCCTATATCCACGAAGTAAAGTAGGGGTCGAGGCCAATCCAGCATCTAAATCTTCTTTATGTAGTTGCTCCAGCATAAGTTCTTTGTCAGACAAGTCTATTCCCTGAAATGCTTCAACCGCTTCCGGCCTTATCTCAAGTTCCTCTACGGCCTCTGTGGGCTTCTGTGGGGCGACTTCTTTTATGGGAGGTGTAACAGCCTCTACCTCTTTTGTGGGCTGTACGGCGGCCTCAGTGCCTCTGATGGCACCTGCACCACCAAGGATACCACCTACTACCGCACCGCCTAATGCCGCCTGTCCGGTTCTGGCCAATGCCTCCTCTCCAGTCGGTACATCTCTGCCGTGAATAGCAGGTACGAACATACTTACGTTCTCCTGCATAGCCTCTTCAAGCCCCTCTTGTGCGGCGTGCTTCAGAGTTTCTATCGTCAGTTTGCCGCCAGCTTTAGCAATTCTTTTCAAGGCTTTGTCTTTTGCTGCTTTGATAAGTACTTTCGCCGGTTCCTTGATTTTCTTGCCGAACTTGAGAATACCACCGACCTGCAACTGTTCTATCGCGCCATTGATACTACCGACAATGATACGCTCTGTATTGGCCTCGTCCTCAGTAGCTCCGTTTCTTATAGCTTCCCTATAGGCATTGTCGCCCTCAACTGCAAAGGCTACACCAAATGCCGCCGCAGGAGTTCCTGTTGCAAGGGTGGCCCCTACCGAGGCAGTCATGTACGGGACAGCTTGG